CTCTGGATTTAATAACCAACTAATATCTTCCAAATATCTTTTTACCATTGTGTAGCTTAAAAGTTCTATCGTGTTAAAATAATATACATCATTAAGCATCAATTGATACTGAATATTAAACATTCCCTGTGATATTGTATTACTTCCATCTACCTTAAAAATTTTATTAACTCCGATTACTGCTGGAGGAATTTGTATATAATTTGAAGTTTCTTCATATGAAAATGTAGTAGCAGATCCTACTATTGTAGAACTTGCTGATGTTGTTGTGATTCCAGATGAAGTAGTTGTTCTTGCCCTTCCTCTATCAATATCTTCTTGAGTTACTTTGTATTTCAAATACATTTGCATTACACCATCAAAATGCCTTTCCTGAAAGTATTGTACGGCATCATCAACAAGATCTTCAATTTGCTCATCGGCAACATTAATTTCTAAAACTGGATAACCCAGTTTTCTTTTGCAATATTCTATAAGTTCTTGCCTTGTAGATGGTTGAGCCATTATAATTTTACCCTTATAGAGGTATTTATGGATTATTAGTTAGTTTAACAAGTAAGTTTTTTATCTCCATTATATCATCTTTAATGATGTCAAAATCTTCTTCTAATTTTTGAAGTCTCATTTTTTCATTTTTTACATTTTCCATATGTTTAAGATATTGATGATATGAATTGTGATCAGTGTTTATAATAGCTCCAGAATTAGCATCTCTGTAGAGATTTATTCTTCCTTCAACTGGTATTAAGTTATCCATATCAAGCTAAAGCAATTGCTCTTAGTTCCTTAATTAAAGGAACATTTGCTTGATCGGTTCCTGTCATAATAATCTTAATTGAAAACTTACTAAATGGAGCAAGATTGTCAATACTATATTCATATTCAGAAAATTGGTTATCTTTATTATTTGGATTGATTTTTACGTCAGAACTCGCTGTATTTTTAGACGAATCTATGATCTGACCATTTGTATCAAGATTTTCATAACCTGGGAATGGTTCGTATGATGGTGAAGTTGCAGTGCTATCATCTCTAAAAATTCTATATAAAACTTTTATGTCGGAAGTTTCTGGTCTATAAGCACTAAATAAGACTTTTAATGATATTGCCGGATTTGCTAGTTTAACATCATTAGAAACATATACAGCAGAGTGAATATCATTTATGGGACTTCTTGTACTACGGAGTCTTTCTGTATTTGCAGTCCAATTATCAACAGGGGCATCAATTTTATTTGATGTTAAGATCATGCTAACTCTTTCTGCATCAATTACAGGAGAAACTCTATCATCTCCAGTAAACATATCAATCACAAGAGTAAGTGATTTATTGCCGGGTAAATCAGTCAATTGAGCATCTTCATTTTCCGGTGAAGCGACCATTCTAAGAGTAGTAAGGTCATTGATATCATTTAAAGTTACTGACTCAAACCCTTCATCTTGGAAAGAAATTTCACTTCCATCAACACTAGTGGCACTAATAGTTCTAATTCTAGAAGATATTCCAGTTCCTTTTGGTGTAAAAATGTTTACGTTTGGAGTAATTGATGAAAATACAATATTTTGAGATGCTGTAAAAGTATCCAACCCTTCTATATTATAATTTGGACTTGAACCATTTTTAGTTTCGTTAAAGTATAAATCTGGGAAATAAAAATCTGAATTTCCAGATCTATTGATGCCATAATCAGTATCAATCATATCAATTTTAATATAATAATTGTCATGATTGATAGGAGTTGGAACTGTAGCTAATGGAGAAGACATATTATGAACTCTATTAATTCTTCTTAAAGATACTCCATTAAATTCATACTTATAAACATAATCATCTTTTTCATGTTGTGTTGCTTGCAGTTCTTTGAACGAACCAGAATCAATACCTCTCGTAATACCTGTAAGGGTATTATTAGAGTCATTAACTCCAGTATATTTTATAACTTCTTTTTCGATTTTAACGTAACCTGGATTTGTACTCGAAACACTTACGTTTTCAAACGTGGTGAAGATTCCAACTGAAGAAACTTCAATGGGAGTAGTTGCATTAGATGAATATGTTGCTGAGAGAATAACTGGTTTAATGTTGGATTTAACGCCTCTGATTAAAACCAAGTTATTTGTGGAATACATTCCGTGACTTGGATTTGTAATTTTAAAATGAAGTCCATCATTTGTAGCATTTTGTTTACGATATGAGACTGTAGCAACTCCAATTGCACTTGTAATACCCGAACTGGTAACAAATGTAGCAAGTTTTCCAAGAAGAGAAGAACTGGTATTACCTTGAACATTATCTAAGAATAATGTGTTTACAGAACCTAAAGAATTGACTGATAGTTGTGCTTGAGTAGAATTAATAATTGTACTTGCAACCGATACTATATCTCCAACACGATATCCAAATCCTCCATTAACGACTGTCGATATTCCAAGACCATTGGAACTGAATGTAAGATTTGCAGTCAATCCTTCACCATCTCCTGTTACCGTTTCTAACGGAACATTATTAATTGATGTATTCGAATAACCACTTCCAACATTTATAGTTGTCAATCCAACTGGAGAAATGCTTACTGATCCTGCAAGTCCAACTAATTTTCCACTTAAATTGGTATCAGTAACCCCAATACTTACACCAAAAGATAAAGGAGTAGTAGAAATATATGTTGATAACCCCAATGTGAATTTATTTGAAAGGGAATTTAATGAACTGGGACTTAAAGAAATTCTAGTATCATTTAATTTTCTTTCACTGTCTTCCTCCGCTTTTCCTGGAATTGGATTATAGAATGAGAATGTAGCAGGATCTTTGCTAAACACAGCTCTATATAATGTAAATTTCAAGTCTTCGTATCCACTAGGCTCCCAAGTTGATCCATTTTGAGATTTGAATAAAGATCCTAGAGTTGGTTGTTGAGAAACAATTCTTTTTGCAGACTCGGGCAAATCTCTAGTTGAAACATCTTCTTCTCCCATTCTAGAAATCCAAACTTGATATTCCGTAGAATCTGATAGAAGAACTAAAGCATATTCTTTTTCATTTTCCAGATATACTGGAGATTTGAAAGATACTTCTGTTGCTTTAGATGCATCTTCAGATGGATCAATTTGAGATGGATTAATTATGACTTCTGCATCTTTTGATAAAACAGTTGATGTCGGAACTCCATTTTCAACTGTTCTTATTTGAACGATGACCGGTTTCTTGATTTCCTGCCCATTAATGGCATAAACGTTAGTATCTTTTTTGTAAAAATAAAGATCTACTTTAGTCACAAAAACACCATTTGGTTCTGAAATTGCAAAACTCTGAGCTAAAGGATCGGCATAGCAAGATTCTTTTTTGGGTAATGTGCCTGTTTCTACTATTTTTGTTAATGAGTTGACAAAACTAGAATCTGAAATTAAAGCGGAATCAACAGAACTCTTTTCTCGTGTTGTGTTATAAGTTTCTTTGCGAACTTTTGCATTTCTTACTCCAAGAACAGTATCTTGAGAATTCTGTAAGAAACCTTGGGCAAAGAAATCATCTTGAGCAAAAGAACTTACTCCACCACTAATCGCATTATCATCTTTGGAGTCACTTAATCTAAATTGTCTGATACCAGTCTCAAATTTTCTTTCATTATTATTCGGAACATAGAAAGAACCTATAAGTGTTCCAACTTCATCTGAAATTAATGCTACTTTGGTAACAACTGCACTTGCAAGAGAGTCTTCTCCAATCAACTCGCAATTATCTCTAATTTGACCGAAAAATTCTCCATTGGAAGATTCTGCTAGAGATGCAGTATCTATGTTTAAAACAGTGCTAGACAGACTATATGCACCCTGTAACCTCTCTCCCGTCTCACTGTAGGGATTTGTCGTATACGTTTCTGTTGGGGCATTATAAGGTCCGTATTTATGATTTGATTCTGCAACTCTAAATCTACCAATAATTTTTCCTGAGTTATTTTCACACCTAACAGTTTCTCCGACTTTAAATGGTCTGTTTCCAGAAACATTGATCATTAATATTTCTATAAGTTTTGGTAAACAATAAGATGCAACCTTTACATTATCAAAGAAAGGATAAAATCGAGTATTTGGTTTTAATTTTTTAGCGACAAACTCGACATTTCTTTCTCTCATATATTTGAGAGTTTCTGTATTAACAATCCTGGAACCAAGATTTACTGAGTCGATATCTTCAGATACTTCCCATACAACATCTTCTCTTGATTGCTTCATTGTCAGTTCAACCTGAAGCTTATCTGTTACGGTTCCCTTCTTGTTTGGATTTGGTGATCCCTTTTCACTATTAATAGTTTGACTTGCATTCTTAGAGACATTACTTCTAACATCAACACCAATCCAATCAGTTTGCCAAACGCCGTATTGTATAGGACTAAATCCGGTCTTTGGATTTACATCTAACTGCTTAATAGTAGATTGATAACTACCTTCAACCGTTACTTTATTAGTTGCAAGTTTTTCGGAATCAAACCAAGTATCTGATGATGGACTAAGTTCAAGAATCCCTGTATAAGATGTAACTAGAAAAGGTGTTACATTTTCTACCCTTGTTGCAAATTCATTTTTAAGAAGTTCTTTATGTGTATATTTTAAAGTTATAATATTATTTTCATGTTTTTTATAATTTTCATCTTGACCAGACTCTTCATACTTATAGTCTACTGAGCTATCTTTGGTTCCAGATACTCCGATAGCTGCAGATTGACCAATTAAGTCTAAATTAGCAATATTATATGATGGCCTTAAGTAACCTTTTCCTTTGTCAATACTTGCTTTAAAGATTGGATTTTTGTCATCATGAGCGACATGAGATTTAAAATTATCAACAAAAAATCCAGACTTAAATCTATCAAGTCCATTTGTTTTTACTGTTAAAGTATCCGCTGCAACTTCAAGTAAAGATAGTTGAGTGTAATATTCGAGATTTTTAATTCTACCTTCAAGTCTCGAAATATCTTGCATTCTATATCTTTTGTGTGTGGCTAAAGATATAACAGCATCATCAATTTTATATAGATATGCTGGAATATTTACAGTAGCAATTTCCAACATATCATCGACACTTTTTGGTGGCAATGGATTGATAGATGGAATTCCTTTGACAACTTGAATATTTCCTTCTTTACTTAAGAAAATTTTGTCTATTCTTGGTAAATAATAGGAAAAACTTACAAAGAAACTTTTGTCTGGAGCAATGTAATACTGATTTGATTGTCCTTGACCAGAGAAGTTTCTAGATGCGAATTCAAATGGAGAATAATTTGAATTCATATCATAAGGAGAAACTCTTGGTCTGATATCAAGTCTGTCAGATGCCCTATCTGCATTGATAAAAGGTAAATTACCATATTCTTCTACAGGGTAACTATCTACAGTTACGATATCTCCAGTATCACTTGATTCAATATAATAGTTTTGGAAAATAACTTTTATTTTTCTAGTAGGACTAAACCTATCATCTTTTTTAATAAGTCTGGAGTAATCATAATAATTATTTTTATAACCATCATCTAATTCATATCTTGTGGTGATATTTTTATCACTCAAAGTAAGAACATCACAAATTCCAGTTATTTTCGAATCTACAAATGCTACAGTTTCTCCAGAAGAAAACTGTGATGTGTTTAAATAAACAAATTCAACAATTGAATTTGTTGGGATGGAAACTACTATTCCAACAGCACCACTACTTTGGCCCACGAATTTTTCACCAATTAATAAATCTGTTGTAATTTTGTTAAGTCCACTTAAAGATCCAAGTGTAAATGACATTGTTGGCAACGTTGGATCATTTGTATCATCAGATTCAAAAATAGATAATACTTTCACTACGTCTGGAACATTTAAAGAAATTTCTTCATCTTGTACTCTAGTTCCGTAAACTTCACTGTAAGTGAGACCATCATTTAAAGTTGATGATCCAGTTCCAGATTCTTTTCTATTTGATCTACTAATAATTAAAGAATTAACTCGATTAAGTTTCTTTATTTTAGGAGTTAAATTTGATTTTTTAATAGTAATAATTAAAGTAGCATTACTTCCACTTGCTTTGCTTAAATTTTTTATTTCAAGTTGCTTCATTCCACTAAGGAATGAAAATTGAGACGAAACCAAAGGTTCAATAGTTCCATCACTATACGATAAACAATAACCATCAGATTCATATCCAGTATAAATGTAATCTGTATTACTTAAGTCTGGTCCAGTTATATTATTTCCAGAAAAACTTGCAATATTATACTGTCTCTTTAAGGTTATCTCCGAATTCTTAGAATCAACGGACTTAATATTTTTTTGTGTCAATTTTACAGTGTAAGTTGAATCTGAAACATTATATCTTTTTGATGTTTTTATTGTCAGATCATTAATAGTAATGTTTGCATCTGGCGTTTCTCCATTACAGATACCATTTACAGTTGTTACTGGAGATAATTGTACTAATCTTCCACTTGAAGATATAGAAGAAACTTTATTGAAGGTAACAGTAGTAAAACCAGCAACAGATGTTCTGTTATAACTAACAACATTACCTACAGTAACAATGCCAATAAAATTAACATCTGAAGAAGTTAAAGTAGAAATTCCAGTTGCATCTTTGGCAGAAATTGTATATGATGGAATGGGAACCTTTGCTGCAGATGTTTTAATGTTAATATTTGGTGATACATCAACATCAAGTAAAAGATCCGCATTAAAAGTTGAAGATCCATCACTTTGATAAACTGAATAAACATTCCCCAATGTATAATCATTTACAGATCTAATAATATGTCCAAAAGTTCCTATTCCATTTACAACAATACCTTCATTTTTTACAAATTTTCCATTAACATCACATAGGGTAAGTTGGTCTGCTCCGGAAACATTAGACCTCAAATATCCTTTAGCTCCACTTGAAGTTCCCTCTATTAAAATTGGAGTCGATAAAGTGATGTTCGTGCTTAATCCTATCTTTGTAAAAGTTTCTACATCAAAAAAGCTTAATTCCCAGTTTGTTGTAATTCCCGTAGCATTTATATTTCTGAAGTCATAAGCTCTAGCAACTCCGATTTCTTCTCCCGCAGATGTAGATCTAGTGTTACCAATTCTACTATCTCTAAGACTCAGATAGGCAGTTGTTCCCAAACCAACTTTAGGTTGACCATAAACATTGTTTACATAAACAGAACCACCAGCTTTAAATGCAACACCTTCGTTTGATATACTATTAGTTGTTCTTGGTTTATCAATATCTATTAAAGTTTGACCGTCTTTAACAACTTCAAATCCTCTAACATAAGCTTTCCCTGGAGAAATTTTATATACCATCAAATCATCTGATGCCTTATTTCCATTCGGAGTGAGTTCATTTTCAAAAAATAAACCATTATTTCCAAGTCGGTCATTTAATGAATTTTTTGGAATAATAGTGAATGGTGTGATGTAATAATCACCGGATTCATCATAAGTTCTTCTTGCTAGTTCTTCTGCAATTACACTATATTGAGTTTTAGTTACAAATTTCTGTGGTGATCCATCATCAATTCTTAATAGTTCAATGAAGTTTTGATCGTCAAAGTCATCAATAGGTTTTTTGATTAAAGTTGTTGAAATTTTTAATCTATCTGCTCCCGGAGCAGAGTAATTCGAAAATCCTCTAGAGTTATCATATAAAGACTCATCTTGATCTGCAGTTATTATTTCTTCGTTTACAAATAATCCAATTCTATAAGTTGGAGAACTTGAAAAATTATCAAGAACCAGAGTCTGTGAAGGAACTCTTACAAAATAACCTCTTATAAAATATACACCTTCTCCGATAAATGCTGCTGATCCGGTGCTTGTAGATCCGGAATTTATTGTTTTTGCAAAATTTTGTCCAGAAGAAATAATATTTGAAATACCAAAGGTAATATTAGATAAAGTAACTAAATTTTCCCCATCAACAAATTTAACTACACCGAAGTCTGTACCAGCACTCTCATAATTTATATAAAGAATTATATTTCCCGTATCCTCATTAATTGCAGTATTAGTAATTCCTGCAACCACTCCACTAATAGATCCCTGTATTTTTACTCCTATCAGTTTATCTAGATATAAATTTACGGGTAAACCTAAAAAGTCAGGTTCAATTTGAACATTTTCATATTTTAAAGTAAAAGTAATATTACCAGGTATTACTCTAGATCCTTCTTTAAAAAAGTGATTACCAAATTTTTCAATTTGGTTTTGAAGTATCGATTGTAGAGTAGTTAATTCTCTAGCTTGTACTGAATATCCGGGTCTAAAAAGAACTTTATGAAAATCTTTATTTGCATCAAAATCGTCAAAATAGGGAGTTCTATTTAAATTAGTTTCCTGTGGCATGATTGTTAAAACTGCAGTATGATTTTAATGTCTTCTTTCTGATTAGAAGTCCGAATTACTGAGGGTCTATTATCAACATATAAAATATCACCAGAATATTTTTCAACCTCTGGATAAGATACACCTTGTATAAAGGATTGACCAAGGTAATAAGTAAAATTATTTATCACCGTAGTTATACCTGGATTAGTAGAAGTTCCAAATGCTGTATCTATTGTTAAATTATTAGATCCACCAAAAATAGTTAAAGATCCACCTGTTCCCAGAGAAGATGAAAATTCAAATTGCTCATATCCATATTGGGGAGAAATTGGATTATTATATACATCTCTTTGTGTTGAAATTGAGACGTTCGATTCTTGCCAATATTTTATAACTCCAGTTACATTATCCCATGATGCAACTTTACCAACTGCAGTAGAAGCAACCCCGACACTTTGTCTTATTTGTGAGTCTATGGTATATGTTGTTGATGACACTTGTCCAGTTAATTTGAGTGCATATAAAGCACTTGCTTTTTGTTTCGTTAAAATAGAGGTTGAACTATAAGATTTTGGATCTTTGATAATTCCAACTCTAGCAAACTGATTTCCTATAACAAAATCTGGATCTATAGAATCATTTTCAAATCTAGAATAAATTAAAGTTTTAGTTGCACCAAGTTCTCTGTAGATATCATATCCATGCCCACCTTGGGGAGGGATAATCACCAAAAACTCTGCATCTTTGTCTGATAATCCATTAGTAATTCCTCTTGATTCTAAGTCAACTGTTCCAAATGTATAACCAGAACCACCATTAGTTACTGATATTGAAGAAACTTTTTGATCTGCTCCAACGACTATGGAACACAAAGCTCCACTACCATTTCCTTTGATTGGGACATCATTATAGATATTTGGTGTATATCCTTTTCCTCTATCGATAATAACTGCGGTTTTAATTTGTTGACTTATGGAAGTATTATCTCTTACTGCAGCAACATTTGTATTTGTATCCCAATCTGAAGGAACGGGCATGTAATCCGTAGAGTCAAATTTAACTAATTCTGATGGTTTGATGGTGTAAAGATATTTCCATAAATATCCATCTCCACTTACCCCAGCTGCTCTTGGTTCTAAATCAACAAAAGTTGGTTCATCTAGAGATGGTTTTCCGTTAGGATTATCTGGATCTGCTCCATTATTGATGCAAATATAAACTCTATAGTCACTATTGACTACGTAGTAGTTTGAGTTATAAAGATTAGTTGCTCCACTATTGGGAGCAAAATTATCTGCTGAATAATCATGACGATACATGTCATATGTAGTGCCAGATTCCCATGCAATTTTACGAACTACTTTTGAAATATCTGAAGAATTTAACTTCTTCATAGCAATCATAGTATCCCAAAATGTATTATATTGATCAAAATTGTCTACAGGTCCCGGTGGATTAGTATCCCAGTCAGCATCAACTTCTGTTGCATTGGGAAGACCCAAGAAAATATAATAACTTGAAGTTGTAGAAGTAACTCCAGCAATTAAATTATCGCAATTTAATATTCTAAATTGATTTGTAATTATCGCAGACATTTAAGGTTTTTTATTTATTTATGAGGTATATAGAGATCTCATAGAATTTAATCTAATAATAAGTGGTGCAGTTGACAATCCAGCAGTGCCATTTAATAAATCAACATCAAAATTAGTTGCAGCAGGACCTCTATTAAAATTATATATCCTTCCCCAACTATATCTACCAAAAAATTCACTGTTACCCAATCCAGTTAGATTGGAATGCGAAGAAACTTTAGTGGTAACACGAAGTAATTCTGATGTAGTTCCAACTCCAACGGCATTTCCTGTAATTTGTTCAACTTTATGAACTTGATATACATTGTTAATATATGATGTTCCTATCCCTAAAATTGAATCATCTTGATTGAGGGATGTTAATCCACTACCAATCACAGAATCGTATATAATAAAATAGTAACTTGATTGTATTCCCGATATTGTCTGTGCAGTTCCGACTTCGTTTGCATTTCTAAAAACAGAATTTTTGGGAATGTATAAATCAAAAGTAATTCCCGTAGTAATCCCAGAAATACTTGTAGTGCCTACACCACTGATCACACCTTCATCACCTTCATAGGAAACACTTGTTATTGTTTCTGATTTATATGATTCAGATTCAATAAGAATTTTTGGTGGATTTGAATAAGTGTATCCTGATCCAGGATTCGTTATTGATATAGATGATATTGTACCAAGACCACTAACTATGGCACTTGCAGTTGCTAAGGATCCTGAACGTGGAGTTGATATATAAACTTCAGGTGCAGTTGAAAATCCAATACCACCATCTTCGATAATTATATTTGAAATTGTTCCCGCTACAGAAACAATTGCAGTTGCAATAGCAGATCTTCTATCATTTTGTTCAAGTATCTTAATACTGTGTTTGGTAGTTGCCAGCATTTCTGGTGTATAATTAAACAGTGGTCTTACACTTTGAACAAAAATAGATGTAGTTGCAATACCTACAGATTTAATTGCTGTTGTCACTGGATATATGTTTGAATTTAATTCATCTCTACTCTTTGAAATTAGAGTTGAGTCTAAATAAAAATCTTCTTTTTGTTTGCACCATTCAACTGTTCTCTCAATTAAGGCATCGGAAGTAATTCCGGGACCAAAGTATTGAGTTGTATAAACAGAATCTACCGTTAATAATTCAGAAACTATCCTCTGATCTTGAGTATATACATCTCGTATTCCATTAAGTTGATCGACTAATTTTAATTTATCTCCAACTTTAATTGTAGGAACCACATTAACATCTACCACATCGGTTGATGAACCTTTAAAGAATAAAAGTTTTACAGAGTCTCCAAATTTAGGAGCTTCTAAAAATTCAATTTGAGATCCTCCATCAAAAATATAAGATTCACTTGGAAGTTGAAGGACATCATTAATAAAAACTAGAAGATTTTGCTCTGGTTGTATTGGCGATCCCTTCCTGACAATAAAGTTAGCAATTACTCCATTTTCTTTTAAAGTAAATGTCTTTTTAAATCCATCGAATTGATTATCAATATCATCTATTACTACAAATTGTCCGGGATACCAAGCATTAAAACTATCATTGTAAACTTCGTTAACTGTAAGTTGGAAAGGTCTATATGACAATGAAGAGTTAGTTGGTATACCCGTAGATCCTCCAATTTCTACTGTTAATACATTACCAACAGTGTAAGCATATCCAGTATTATTGAAAGTAAAATCAATAACACTATTTCCATATCCAACTACAATATTAACAGTTGCCTCTGTACCAATTCCACTGTTAGATGAATCGTATCTTAAAGGAATATTTTCATAATTTAATGGAGCATCAATAATAATTTCTGGTGGATTTGTACTTGTATAACTTGTTCCGGGATTTGTAACGGCTATTGAGACAATAATTCCATTAACAGCAGTAGCAGTTCCTATTGATACTCTTCCTTCAGATGTGGCAGCCGAAACTGTAATCGATGTTTGAATGCCAGGTCTATATCCAGAACCACTATTACCAATAGAAACTGATTGAATTGTTCCTGCAGCAGATACTATTGCAGTTCCTCCTGCAGATACAAGTGGTTGGAATCCATATCCTTGAGTAGAACCAACAGAAACTATAATTCCACCTCTAGGAACTCCCGCACTGTTAATATCAAATTTCATTGGACCGGTTCCAACTGTATTTTGACTGAAAATTACATTAGAAATACCCGAACTTTCAATAACTTCGTAGGAATAAGTTTGTCCCACTGCAACTGGGTATTTTGGTTTTTGGAAAACATTATTAATCAATAATATTCCAGCCGAAGCTGAGTTTGACGTTACAATTCCATTTATATTCTCTCCATTTGACTTAAGACTAAAGGTGTCCTTTAATCCATTAAATTGACTACTTACATTATCAAAAATGTAATTGTTAGAATATGCAGTGTTAGCTGATCCAACTTCAAAAGATCTTAAGAATATTCTACCTTGGAAAGATGAATTTTGATCTGAATTGATTTCATCTCCATGAGGAGCTTCTACAAAATAAATTCTATCGTCAACAATATTATACACTCCTTCATATTTTGTGATAACGGCGCCAGTTGAATGAATTCCAGAAGTTGTTCCTAACTGTTCTCTTCTACAAACAACTTTATTGGTTCCACCAATTCCAATATCAGTGATTATTAAAAATTCATTTTCAATTTTAATTAAATCTTTTGCGTAGAATCCAGTTACATCATTAAATTCAATTGGAGATATTGTAGAGACATTATCAGTATCTACTTTAACATGCGTAGTTTTTGCAGTAGATACTACGGGATTTTGAATTACGTTATCGATAACAATGAGTGATTTTGAATTTGACTTGAAGTTTGATTTAAAAACATGAGAACTTCCAATTCCAACAGCAGTGATATCAAAAACTTCTGGTTTTAATTTTAATGCTTTTTCTGGTGTTTCTGCAAATTTAACCAAATTTTCACTAATTTTTACAGCATAAACCGTATTTGGTAGAAAATCGGTAGATCCGACACCAGTGACAGTAGTAGTAGCAATTCCAACTCTAGTTCCATTTGTGGAATATTCTATTTTTTCTCCTGTAACAAAGAAGTGATTTGGAATATTAATTGTGTCTCTACTAATATTAACAACATTAGAAGATCCTCCATCAACAACTTTGCGGAATATGGGGAAAGATCTATGGGAGAGATTAAAATCTTTTGTTAATGATATTTGTGTTCCCTCATACCCAAGAGAAATTGTATCTGATCGTATTAATGAACTTAAAAGATCAACCTCTATTGGATCTTGTTTTGGGGATATTAGAATCGTTTTTTGATATACTCTTACTTGAGTTTCAATATTTTGATTTGGTGTAAAAGTTAAATGAGTTTCTGTTGTAGATTTAGCAGCTCCAATAGAACCAAGAGTTCCATTTGAAGAAATAACAGCGTATTCTGAAACCTGTGGATTTTTATCAAAATCGTTTGTTAATACAACCTCAGAAAGTTGTATTTCGTCGTTTGTTGTATCATGAATTTGAACATAATACAAAGCTCCTTCATGAGTATCACTTGTAAATCCTGCTACTCTGTTTTCTGTGGGAGAAGTTGATGCTGCAATTGAAACATATGAAGATGTGAGTTCACCTTTATATAAAACAAGGGTTCCAATACCAGTGACACTAGTGCTGCCAATTAAGGTTGATAAACCTCTTATATTTACTCCTATATTTGGATTTGGAGTAAATGTAATTAACATTTTTCCAACCGCAGTTGTGACACCAACTTCACCAACAACTCCACTTCCAAATAAAGGAGTATTATCACCAGAATCTACGTCACCAAATATTTCATAATAAACATCAGAACCATTATTAGTAATATTAACTTCGGTAAATTGAATATTTCCGTCACTAGAAGATGCAGAAAGCAAAACTTTTGCTGAAGAATAAGAGTTTGTGGAGATGGATACGACGGTGTTTGTCGTCGGTGAAGATGAAGAGGGAATAGTGATAGCGGTGCTTGCAAAACTAACAACATCTCCAAGAGAAGATGTTCCAATTCCAGTTATATTTAAATCTGATAAAGATACACTTATATTTGAAAGATTATAACTATTGTATTCGTATTTTGTAGGATAAAAGAGAATTTCTCCAAGATCACCAGATCTTCTAAATCCAAAACTTCCAAGATCTAATACTGTTTCGTTTCTACCATAAGCGGTAAGGTATCCATTGGCACCATCATAAACAACATTAACAATTATAATTTCCTTCTCTCCAAAATAACGAGCATCTTTAATTAAGATATAAAATTGTGCGGCATTGTATTGGGAAAGGTCAAAAGTGCCTACCACTGCATATTCAAAAATATTTGGAGTATCGTCAAAATATTGACTAATATCATCTATTTTTAAAACACGATTGGAAACAAATTCAGTATAATCTAAAAGTCTTAATGTATCAAAATTAATTTGATTAGAAATTAATGATGATTTAAAAGATTCAACGGATTCATTAGCAATCGCATAGTCCTCATAACAATCAAAATCTTTTTCTTGAATTATATCAACTAAAATATCAGTTTCAGATGAAAGAACTTGAAGATCATTTTCTGGATTAATAGGGGCAATTTCAGATTCTACTTGGAGATCTGAAAACTTTTTAAATCCTACTGTATGTGTTAATTCATCAACTTTATCATCCCATTTTTCAATAGGAACTTTAGATTTTAACGAATATGAAAAATTCTGATAGTAATCGCCATCCTGAAGAACTTGTAAAAATGTGCTTAGTTTTCCAGTATCTTTTTCATAATCTAGTTTTGTCTCTGTATATGGTCCAATGTTAAATTTTGCACTGGATTGATAATTCTTAATAACAAAAGATCTATTATCATTTACTCCACGAATAATTTCAAATGGTTTTATTTCTCTAGACGAGTTGTTAATTTTAAGTAACTTAAGAACTGGATCCCACTTTACAACAAATCCAACTTGTTCGTTTTTAATGTAAATTGGTTCCCCAATATTATACTTTGATTTTCCTGAAGATAATGTACTATCAAATTTAGGAAGATAACTTTCTGGAACTATTCTACCAAAAGAATTTGTTCCATTTTGAATCGAATTTGTACTTGAGAACAATCCAGGATCTTCTTCTATATCAAGTTTGTATTGAAGTACTCCTTTACCACCACCAATGTTGCTGGTAATTCCACTTAAAGTGAATAACTCATAACCATAATCAGAAGAATTATATCCTGCTCCAGTTGAGGTAATTCCTATACCCTCAATAAAAATTTTACTACCAAGTGCAAAGGGCCAAGATTTTGCGTCACTAAATCCAGTTGCTAAGTTAACTGTAACAGTTTTTGTAGTAGAATTAAAACTAATATTCGTGACTCCAATTCCATTGTTGTTATTGGCAGCAACAATATTTGGTTTATCAAATAAAGAATTTGTATTGGTTAAAATTTTAACTCCCGTTATCACATTACCGGATAGTTGTGGTTGAAGTTCGCATTCAGTTTTTATATCTTTTGATATGGGATCAATAACAATTAATTTTGGAGGAATAGAATATTTTTTGCCACCATACGTTACTTTAACCAAATCGATACTATAAAGTTCATCTACTTTTAATTTTTGAGGAAGTTGTGCAATAGGTTTTAAAGTTGGATCTGATGGATATTCAAATCCAGGAGTCTTAATTTCTGTTTTTAATATTTTTCCAATGTTAGAACTTTGTGCGGCTAGAATAGCACCAGATCCAGAGTTAGATACAACAGAGGTTATACCTGGAGCTGATTTATATCCCCTCCCACCAAATACAACATCAATACTAGATATTGATCCTAAAATATTTTTTTCTTTAGTTTTATATTTGATATAAGAATTACTTGAAGTATATGAATTATGCTCTACAGATCTTTTTAAATTAAAGGTAAAAGAAGTTGCGCCTACTCCAGAAATTTCATATGAACCATTAAATTTACTTTTAATTTTCGATAGGGTATTAAATTCATAAACATCTTTATCAATAATAATTTCTGACTTTTCTTGTGTTAGATAGGTTTTCCCTATTAAAGGTGTTAATTTGTAGAATAATTTTTGGGGAATGTGTTTTGTTACTTTTAAAGTTAATTTTGCGTCATTAGTAACTCCAATTATCCCTGTTTTAGTAACTTCAAAGTCAGGACTTTTTAAGGATGTTGTAAAAATACGAGAAAAATTGGAATTATCATATAAATTAAAATCAAATGCCTGAACTAATGAACCGCCGTTATTGTCAGCTAAAGATGAATCTGATAAATCAAAGATGACCGTATTTCCTTCAATTAAGGTTAAGGGGGGATTGATGGATGATATCTCATGTCCGGATCCAGCACTTGTGATATTAACATATGATGAATTTTTAGTTATTGATTGATAATACGAATCACTTAGTCTAAATTGATTGCTGTCTATTTTAATTATGTAATATATCCTATTTTGATTCAATCCGAAAGCTGGATTTGTTGTTGTGTAAATTACTTTATCTCCAGTTGAATAATTATGATTTTGTATTGTAATTATACTTGTTGACGTATTAATGCCAGATCCACCAAAACTTCTTGGATTTATTATCAGTCTTCTATTTGCCGAATTATATTTAACTACTATACTTGTAGCAATTCCAGGAGAAACTTCCAATTGAACCGAATTTCCTACTTGTAAATTATGATTATTTTTCGTTCTTATTGTAGCAATATTTTTTTCAACTTTACCTGTTATTTGTTCCTCTTGCGTTTTAAAACTATGGAAATTACCTGTACCATAAGTTAGAAAATAAAGCACATTTGCAGTTGAACCAATGCCCACAAATCCACCAGTAGATCCAATCCCTATTGGTGTTGTTGAAATACCGATTGCATCATCATTGAATTTGGCAACATAAACATGAGAGTTATTAGATAAAGTGGTACTACCAATCCCAGTGGAGGAAACTACAATTGAATTTCCATCTTCATTTGAATATAAAAGTTTTTGTCCAGTAGTAAATTTATGCTGTGGAATATAAATGGTTTTTAAATCTACGATTTTATCAACAAAAATAGATCCACGAGAAATAGATATTGTTGTAGTAAGTCCAACAGTTCCAATAGCTACAGAATGTTGTGGTTCAAAAAATACTTTTCTTTGAGAATTTGTGCTTACATTAGTTGTAAATCCACTATTATAAGTAAATCTTCTGGGATCTTCTTCTACTATGGTTCCAATACCAACAGAATTTAATCCAACCTTTCCTCCATATTCTCTTTTTACTGTTACTTTTTTAAAAGTAGTATCAACATTAAGAACAAGAAACTTTTCAGTTCCTATCCCCGGTTGATTTATTTTTAAAATATCATTTTCTCTAAGAACATTTGAATCTACTGAGTTTTGGAAATATAAAAAGGTTGTTAAACCAGTGACTCCAGTTGTTCCAAGACCAACTGCAAGAGCAAATTTATTGGATGGAACATTAATTTGATAGAATCCACCAAGATTAGAATAAGCATTCGAAGAAAGCCCAGATATATTTACAAAATCTAAATTCTTTAATGAGTGTGGAGTAGTAGATACTCCCTCCACTAATCCTCCGGTAGTTAAGACGTTAAAAGAAACATTTTCTAATGCGGTTATGGATGATGCTAAAGATATTATTCTATCTTCGAATATCTCACTGATTCGTGCTGTTGCACCAGATCCATCAGTTTCAGTATTATCAAAGGATATTTTATCACCAACTTCATATCCGTATCCAGCACTTGTAATACCAATTGATTCAACTTGTCCAATTGAAGAACTTGAAACCTCTATTAAATTATTTGTTAATTTTTGAGGTTGAATAATTGATTCGCACTCTGCTTCTTCTTGATTTAGTTTATAGGGGTAAGAATTTCTAATATACTCATTTGAAGTTAAATCAATGTCACTTTGATTTGATGATGGTAAATTATTAAATTTATTTGGAATTGATTTATATGTGTTTCCAATAACATAGGGGAATACTGGTCTTCTATATTTTTTATATGAATTATCGTAACCATTTAAAGAATTATTGATTGTTGTAAAATAAGCATAAATTCCATTTGGATAGTCTGGAGTCTTACAAAATCTACCATTATGCTCATCAAGATCTCCACTATTGGTAAAAGCATAATCCTCTACAAAAAATCCAGGATCAAATCCAGGTGGACGATTTGTTTGTGTTACCAATTCATATCCAGGAGACAAAGCTTTAATTGCTCCGCCTGTTGGGTTTGAATATCCATATGGACCATAAATCGGATGCCCGTCATAAGACCATCCTATAATGGGAGAGTGATCTGTTGAAAGTATTTCATTATTATTAAATATCAAGTCATTATTTTGATAATTATTGGATCCACTTACATTTTTGGAAAAAAGATTTTTTCTTAATTCTCTTGGGGGGAATAAATTAACATATTGTAATTCATTAACAATTCCAGGAACTATTAAACCATCGTCATCAGATGTAGCAAATAAATTTTTATATTTTTCAACTAAATTAACTGTCCATCTTTTTATATTTGCATGGAATTTTGCATTTTTGCCACTAGAAATAACTGTTATTTCACAATTGTCTGTTCTAAATCCAACACCGCCATTTTCTACTTTAACAGATGATAATTTTCCATCAATACTTATTGGAGTGAGTTTTGCATATGATCCACTTCCGATAAATTTAAAAGATGGTGATGAATTATATTCACTACCAGAATTTAAAACAATAATGCTTTTAATTTTTTCTCCAGAAATAATTGGTTTTACTACAGCATTTTTGCCACTATTTAAACTAATTTCTGGTTGCTTATCAAAATTAATTATATCAGTAGAACCATATCCTGTTCCATTATTAGTCAATTGAATTGATGTAATTTCTCCTCTAAAAATTGGTTCTATGATTGATTGGAATTTAGAAGTGTCGGTCCTGTCAACTCCTATTTTTCCGTTAATAGTTACTCTGATTGGAGGATAATTAAATGAATGAATTCCTGATCCTTTTGAATTTAAATTAATGTATTGGTTTGTTAGATAAAATTCTTTTGATACTGTCGTACCTATTCCAGTAGAACATAATCTAAAATTATCATCGTCTAATTTAAGAACAAAATAATTTTTTGAAGTATCTAATCCAAGAATTACATTTCCCGTTGTACTATAAGTTACAATCTCCCCAGATTTAAAATCATGATTTTTTATATTAATACTACTATTTGATGTATTGACACCTACCGAATTGACGATTCTATTTTTGTTTTCATAACCATTTCCAGAATTTACTACTTGTATTGAACTTATAATATTTTTTTGTTTTAGGGAAGTAAATTTTTGATTCCCTGTTCCTGGACTAGTGAGATTTATTTCATTAGTTTGATTAATAGAATCTTGTTGGTTATTGTAAATTTTAATTGACTGATCATTTACAACTGAAATATAATATATTGAATTATCTTGAAGATAATCTTGGGTTGTAATGTCTCCTGTTGTAGTTCCTATTCCAATTTTAGTCCCATTAAAAGAATCATATACTACCTCTTCACCATTATTAAATTTATGTTCCGTATTGAATCCAATAAAATTAGACGTTGTGCTTATAAACCCACCAAGAGCCGTTGAAATACCGATTGCATTAAAATAAACTTCATTATAAATTTTGGACATTTTTGCTTCAGCAATAACCCCTGTTCCATTTCCTCCGGAAATTGAAATAGATGGAACATCAATGTATCCAAATCCACCATCAATAACTTTAATTTCTTTCAGAGATCCCTTTACAGAGCAAGTTCCTGTAGCTCCAACTCCAGTAGAATCTAAAATTTTGAGTACAGGAGGATTAATAATGTCATAATCTTCACCACCATCTAAAACATCAATAGAATCAATTGAACCATAATAGACAACATCTTCTCCCTTATAATTTAATATTTCAACACCATTCATCAAAATTCCCACTCTTGTTTGTGGTTTAGTTTCTGCACTTTGTTCTTTCGAGTTTATTGGTTCTTCAATTCTTCTTACAATTTTTTGAGAAGATAGTGACTTTCCTACATTCTTAATTGGAGTTACTGTAATTGATACTGGATCTTCCAGATAATTTTGAAAAGTTACGAATAAATTATTTTTAATATTTGAATTACTTAGGGATAATTTAAAAGTATCATTACCTATTTTCTTGACGACATAATTTTTTACGCCCAAAGAAAAAATATCTTGGCTTGCAGACAATCTAACTACATCACCCGTAAAAAATTGATGATTTGGAATAACAAAATTAGTTACTTCAGATAAACCGATTAAAGTTAAACTTTTAGATCTATTTGTTGCTCTAATTGTATATGATGGTAAAGATGATGATGTGACTACAACTGAACCTTCATTATCGTAAACATTTTGGATATCTGAAGTAAAAGAATTTTTTGTTATTGAAGAGTCAGTTATTTTTATTAATCTACGAACAAAGTGCTGATTAGAAAAAGTATTGGCACTTGAAAAATTTAAATTTGCAGATACTTGAAATTTTGTATCTGAAATGATTCTTTCAACTTTTGTGTTAATTACGCTGCTATTAATTTTATTAACAAATTGAAGATCGTCGTTTATTGATAGTAAATGGTCATTGTAAGATGTTACGACAAAATACTGTCCGTTTGGGGCAATTGATTTAATATTAAATTTTGTGGATGTATTAAATTTCCAAGAATTAAATTTTGCATCTTTTTTATCTTTTATCAAACCCAAACTTTTAATTAAGATTGGATCTCCAGACTCATAATAATATTCCTCTTCATCGTTTAAAATTATTTTTTCTAATACTCCGGTAATTCTAAAATCAATTCTGTTTCCATTTTCGTCGAGTCCATATGATTGATATTCTGCAGATTCAATATCATCTCCAATTGTAGATGTTGGAACATTTGTACAATTTAAAAATTGATTGTTAGTTTTATCAGTATAAGTTACTTCCGTCTCATTAATTATTAATGTTCCCGAATTTGAAAATCCAATTGTAGAATCAACTGTCAAGTCCGATCCATTAACTTGTACTAATTTTGTTTTTGGATGTACTTTAAAATTTCCGTAAATTGATCCAAAAGTACGTGTATCTCTATCATAACCAAAATCAATATCGAGAACATAATATAATTCTTGATTAAAATATTTTATTTCAACATTAGATAAAGATCCATAAGAACTTGTTGTTTTTGATGCTGTTTTTATTTCTTGAAATATTGAAGATCCTTCTAAATCTAAAACATTACCATTGATTGGTTTTACAACCATTCGATTGACAACTCTATAATCATTTGCAGATGGTTTTAAAAGATAATCTTGTGGATTTATTGTTTTGACATTTTCTCCGTATAATGCTTTGAATAAAATATTATTTGCTTTTGGAGTCCCTTTTGTAGAATAAAAATCTTTAGATTGAATTAAAAAATTTTTTTGGTCTAATTCGGAGTATAATTCAATATCTTCAAAACCAGGTAAGAATTGTATTTTTATTTTTCTAAAAAACTCTTTGAGAAAAAGAGTGCTTAAGTTTTCTACCTTTGATCCAACTTCATGAGTGTCATTTTCTGTTGTCTCATATGACACTTGCTTCCCAGAAAAATTATAAGAGGTAATTCCACTAAATCCTCTAATGCATCCTTCAAAAGATGTTTCCGTGATAGAAGTGTAAGTAATAACTTCATTATTAATTTTTAGTAGACCATATCTATCAGGCCAACCAAAAGTGCTTTCAACTTTTATAGAAGTATCTGTAAAATCACAAAATTCTGTAGTAACAGTGCTGCTATCGTTTAAAACTTTAGATGTGTAATTATCAGTTTTAATTAAACTATCAATATTTTTTGCAATATTGATAGGTTCAGAAAAATTTTCTTGAGATTCGTAGTACTGTTTTAAGAATGGTGCAAATAAAGGATATTCCTCTTGCATAAAAAGAGGAATTTGAGATTCTACGTTATATTTAACAGAAATTTTTGATTCGGTCATATTACCTGCTTATTGGTCCATTAGAAAAACTTGAAGTCCTTACATATGAGAATCCTGAAGTATCGGCACCAGATGAAATTGTATCTGAAATCATATTGATATCTAATGTGTTTGAATCTATTTGTAAAAACAGATCCTGCAATCCAACTACATCATTCGATTCTGAAATTGCTTCAATTTCTATAATACTTTCTGGATTTTTTATTTCAGTTTCTATTATATTTAATACATTTAGAATTATCTCTCCTTTCACATAATCAACTGATCCAACATTGTTCCTTAAAATTTCATATTGATTATTTGATGTTTTTTTGAATAAAAAGATTTTTCCTTTTTCGCCATTTTGATCTGGATAATCTGATAAGTAAAGATCACCAGTTATTCCACTAACTTTAAATGCTGTAGATTTTATATTGAAGGGAGTTCTTTTTCCTGTAGTATCGTATTTTAGATGGAAAGCATTTCCAAAACATATTTCATAATCAGCAAAAGTATTTAAAGAAGCTCTCAGATCTCTTCTCATTTTAATTTTAGTAATATTTGAAGTAATTGCTGGATCAACATCATCAATTATTTTGAGAAGTTTGCTATATTTCAATCTACTACCAAATTGATTTAATTCTGTCGATCTTGCAAAAGAAGTGAGATTATTAATGACTTTAGTTTTTAAATCATTTGGTGAAGTTGACAAATTGGAATTATAATAAACTGATGAATTTACTTCTATGAAAAGATACTTTATGTCCACAACTTCGGGCAAAATTCCCGCAACAGAATATTGTTTCAAATCTTTTACGATTTTTCTTTTTACGATATTTGAAATATAATTATAGTTTCTCGGTTTAATTGCAATAAAAACTTTTCCGTATTGTGGAGGATCTAAATTCTCTCCACCAAAAACAGTTACTGTTTCTGCTTCTGGGAAAATTTTTGGAACAATAGATTCATAATCGGAAGCAGTAACAGCTCTATTTTGAGATGAATATAGTTTGGGGGCATAATTGCGAACCGATGAAATATTTTCTATATCATCTCCACCCGCAGAAGTTTTAAGAGTTGTTAAATTTGATATTCCGGAAGAAATTATATTTCCATTATTGTCAACTATTTTTCCACTAAAAGAAAAAAGTGAAATGCCGTTTCCCAGTTTTCCTTTTGTAATAATATAAGATACTGTAA